GCCAATGGGACGAACTAGTGCATGATCGTGGTCGATTCATTGACTTCGCCAGGGCATCGAGTCCTGAGTGCGGCCAGTCCATTACATGGCTTGTCAATAAGTAATTCGTAATGTACGTAAAAACACACATTACGCATCTAATGATCGATTTTACGCACATTGACAATAAATAGACTGTACTGTATAATAGCAATATCAAATTCGTATCTATTCGTGGAGCAATAAATGCAACTAATCAATTCCCGCACCGACATTAAGACCAACGTGGAGAAATCCAGTCGTGTCGAATTCGGTATCTCGAAGGACAGTGCAAAGCTGTTCTCCATGTTGTCGTCATCTCTGTATTCCAATAAAGAACAGGCAGTGCTGTATGAAATCGGCGCAAACTGTAACGACGCACATATTCTTGCAGGAACTCCTGAGCGTCCTTGGGACCTCACAATGCCGACCAACCTCGACGCCCATATTCGATTCCGCGATTACGGCCCTGGTCTGAGCGAGGAGAATGTATATCGCCTGCTGACAACTTATGGTGAATCGACCAAATCGGACTCGAATGTGTTTATTGGTGCATTCGGTCTCGGCTCGAAATCACCTGCCGCTGTCACTTCGACGTGGAATATTGTTTCCCGTTTCGAAGGCGAGCTGAAAGAATATTTCATCGTCATTGATGCAAGTGGCATCCCTTCCCTGACGAAGATTCGTACCGAAAAGACTGATAAAGAATCTGGTCTTGAGGTGATCATTCCAGTCAATCCGAATCGTATCTGGAACTGGGCCGAAAATCTTACTACTGTATTCAAGTACTATGCGGTCAAGCCAAATGTCAAGAATTCACGTGTAACTTGGTCTTCTGATAACCCAGGAATTCAACGTGGAACCGGTTGGAAGCTGATTACAGCTGAGCGATACAGTGGAAGAACTATTAAGTTCATCACAACTCAGCGTGAGTATTCTGTTGATACTCAGCTCTTGAAGAATGAGTTGCAAAATATGCCACTGCTCAAGCTGTTGGGTATGGCATTCATTGTTGAGTTCCCTACAGGCGAACTGGAAACTTCCCTTAGTCGTGAGCAGATTCAGTACACTCGGCACACGCTGGATGCTATCAAAGCTCGGCTGAACATGGTGCATGACGAGTTCGCAAAAATTTTGACCAACTATCTTGCACCAGCAACTGATGGCCTGCATTATCGTCAGCTGGTTGTTGCGGCTTGCAAGGATGTATTCGGTGTTGTTGGTGACAGCCAAGTCATTATTCCATTCTTGGTCGGTAACAAGTACGGAGTGTCGAGCCCAAATGACCTGCAGAATTTCGTTGTTAAGGTCAAAGACGTGCATACTGTTGATGGTCGTATCTGCAACGGTAAGACAATCAGTGCATTCAAAAAGAATCACTCTTGTTGGAAGTCGTATGCTATTCAGCTGCATACTGAATACAACACATCCGGTGGCGGTGTCTCATTCAAGATTAATTCTCTAGATCGAGTCACAATTGTTATTGATGACACCAAGGGAACACCTTCCCGTGTCAAGCATAAGCTCGGTCAAGGGCAAGGCAAGTATGCGCTGATCGTTAAGCACAATTTCTTCCCGGCCGAGTTGCAGAGGTTTGTGGTCAAGGCGTCTACTTTGGAACAGCCACCGAAGGCACCTCGTGTCAAGGGTACGAAAGCTGCTCCTGTGGTCTGGGGCATCTGGAGGAAGTCTTTCCAGCGCCTCGATGAAAGTAAGATCGACAAGAAGACGAAGGTTGTGGCAATCGAATTCGCTGATGCCCGCACAATCGACTCGATCCCCAAAATGCAACGCAAGATGGTCGATATCATCAAGAGCAACAGTAAGGATATCACCATCATCGCGGTCAAGGAAGGCCAGAAGATTCCGAAGTATGCTGTGCCTATCGAAGACTTCATCTTGGATGAGTTTGCCAGACTCAACACAGTCGAGTTTGTCGATTCGAAGATGTATGCAGACTTGCAAAACAGCTTGATTGGGTACAACTATGGTTATTCCAATAACGTGTTCCATGTAATGAACAAGGTTAAGTTCCGCACCGCAGGACCTAGTCTTTGGAATGAAGTTATGGACACCATCGCTCAGATCATGGCAAAGAAAGTTGGTGGCAAAGCAGCAGATGTTCTCGGTGAATATTCTTATCTGTCCGAGATTAGTTCATTGTTGGATATTCCACTGCAGTCGTCAAAGGGAACAGTAATATCTCTTGACAAAATTAGGGACAATCTGTATAATACATACAAGATGTTGAAATATGTCGATTCGGGAACTGAAAAGAAAGACATCACCGAATACATTGAACTTGTTGGAATTTAAAAGGAGCAACAAAATGACGCACTCTTATTTTAGTAATGATGATCAAGTCACCCTGATCAACCTGTCAAATGGTAATCGTGTGACGGTGTATAAAGACGACAAACGATTCCAAAAGTTCAAGGACCTGATCATTGCCGGTGATTATGATTCGGCTGAGAAGATGGATGCCAAGAGCGCAATTCAGAATTTCACGGCACGCTTTGTGGGCAATCAGTCTTTCAATATTACCATCGCTGATGGTAACGGTGAGGTCAATGTGAAAGGTACGACTTATCCTCTCTCTGATGTTATTGTCAAGCGCATTATCAAGATGGTCGGTGAGGGCTTCGATGCACAACCTCTGGTCAACTTCATGTGCAACCTGTACGATAACCCAAGCAAGGCTGCTGTTGATGAACTGTTCCTGTTCATGGATCAGTCCGAACTGCCGATCACGCAAGATGGTTTCTTGATTGCGTACAAGATCGTTAAGAATGATTACACTGATATCTATTCCGGTAAGTTCGACAACAGCGTGGGTAAGGTTGTTGAAATGCCCCGGTTTGCAGTCGATGACAACCGTTCGAATACCTGTTCAGCTGGCCTTCACTTCTGCAGTAAGGGTTATCTGAATCATTATGGTTCGGAGGCAAGGAACAATGACCGTTGTATGTTGGTTAAGATCAATCCTAAGGATATCGTTTCGATTCCTAACGATTATAACAACGCAAAAGGTCGTACCTGCCGTTACGAAGTTATTGGTGAAGTGACCACTGACGAATGGCGTGAATTCTTGGCCGATCGTGATTACAACAACACCTCAGTTGTTAGCAATGATGGTTCCGATATCAAGACGGGACTTTCGTGGTCTGATCTGACTGACGCCGGATACTATTTTGATGCCAACGAAGATGTTTTCAGGAGCAAGTTTAATGACAAGTTTGTTCCTAGGTCTTGGGTTGCAAATAAACTTGGAGTAATGGTTAGTACTCTCGAGGCATTGGTGTATGGTGACGGTGACAATAGTGAAGTCGCCTTTGGAGACATGTATGATTATACAAATGAGTTGTGGGATCGCCTAGAAGTGCAAGGTTACAACTATGACTATCATGTTGGAAATTGGCGTGATGGTAATGGTCATTATGTCTCAATCTGGAGTGTGTCTGGCAATACCGGTATTTCTGTTGATGATCTGAAGCAGCTAGTTGCATGAGCATTCAGATTAAGACATTAGAAGGTTCGGTCACCGGCGCGGCAGTGTCAGAAGCACAGGTCGCCGGTAGACCTTTTATTATTGTTGATTTGGGCGCCGGAGCATATATAAAAGGTGTTTATACACGATTTGCAGTTATTCCTGCCCACTTGGTTATGAACAGAAACATACAAAATAGAGCGGAGGTAGTGAATGAATGATGCGGTAAATCACCCAAAACATTATACAAGTCATCCTAGTGGTGTAGAGGCAATTGAGATTACTCAACACTATAATTTTTGTATCGGTAATGCAATTAAATATTTGTGGAGAAATGGACTAAAGGATGATGAAGGTTCTGGTGCTGTTAAAGATTTGAAAAAAGCTATTTGGTATATCAACCGTGAGATCGAGAACTTAGAAAAAGGAGTTTATAATGGGCAAGCAAAAAATGTGGCGCAGGATGGCGGAGCAAGTGAACATCGAACAAGGCCAGAAGCATCAGGGCAAAAAGTTCAAACAGAGTTTTGTCACTATGGGCAAATTCCCTTCAGTTTTAGTTACCAAATTACTGACCCAAGCTGGAGTGATTATAACGCAACCCAGTATTATTCCCGTGGAAACGAATACCACGAATACTACAACTGTAAGTGAATGATATTTGCAATAAAACAATGATGATGTTATAATGTATTTTTAGTGAAGGAGTAATTTATGCAATTATCTAAGGAAACAGTTGATATTCTTAAGGCATTCGCCACAATCAACACAAATTTGGTTATCAAACCAGGTAAGAAGTTCGCAACAATGGCAGCATCGAAGGACATTTTCGCTGAGTATGAAGGTGAAGATGATTTCACGAAGCAAATCTCTATTTTTAACCTCAATGAACTACTTGGTGTTATTGGTTCGTTTGGCAAGCCCGAATTGGATCTTGATGACAAGTCGATGACCATTAAGGAAGGGAAGTCCAAAGTGAAGTATGTGTATGCAGAAGATTCTCTTTTGACCACACCATCGAAGTCGATTCAAATGCCTACACCTGAGGTATCGTTCGATCTGTCTGAGGACAACCTCAATTCAGTCAAGAAAATGGCTGGCATTCTGGCAGTTGAAGACCTAGCCTTCATTGGTGACGGCAAGAAGATCATTGCTCGTGTGTTCGATGCAAAGAACCCAACCGGCAATTCTTTCGATATCGATCTTGAGACCAAGTCGCCTGAGAAGTTCAATGCAATGTTCAAAGTTGAAAAGCTTAAGCTACCAAATGGTTCTTACACGGTAGATTTGTCCAAGCAACGCATTTCGAAGTTTTCTCATTCGACAATCTCCTTGACCGTTTTTATTGCTATAGAAGCCACTAGTACATTCGGTTAATCATCATGTTGTATAACGACAAACATGATGTGTGGGTCGAGAAATATCGACCACAAAAGATAGCTGACGCAATTCTCCCTGCTGGTATCAAATCGGCAGCGGAGGGTTATGTTAAACAGGGCAAGCTCGGTACTATAATTTTCTCAGGTGGGGCTGGTGTTGGTAAAACCACATTGGCAAGGTGTATCGCTGCCGAACTTGATGCCGACTTTATGGTAATCAATGCGTCGCTTGAGAACGGTATTGACAACATCAGAACTAAGGTTGCCAATTTTGCGTCGACTGTCTCTTTCACTGACAGTAAGAAAATCACTTTGCTAGATGAAGCGGACTTTTTGAGTCCGCAGGCACAAGCATCGTTGCGTGGATTCATTGAAGAATTTTCGTCAAACCACGCAATCATCATGACTTGTAACTTCAAGACTAGGCTGATTGAACCACTGCATTCTCGTGCTGCTGTTTTCGATTTCAAGATACCGAAATCAGAAAAGGCTGGGCTGGCATCTCTTTTCTTTAAGAGGGTTTGTCAGATTCTAGATGAAGAAAAAGTCGACTTTGATAAGAAGGTGGTTGCAGAAGTCGTCAATAAATTCTTCCCCGACTTCCGACGTTGCATCAATGAACTGCAGAAATATTCTGTCTCTGGAAAAATTGACTCGGGGATTCTGGTCAATTTCTCGGAAGATTCGATCAAGGAACTTTTCTTGCATCTGAAGAATAAAAAGTTCAATGATATGCGAAAGTGGGTCGCAAATGCCGATATGGATTCTGCACAATTCTTTCGTGCAATGTATGACGGCGCAGAGCAGTACATGGAAGTCAAATCTTTGCCTTCGTTGATTCTGCTGATTGGGCAATATCAATATCAAGCTGCATTTTGTGCAGACCAAGAAATAAACAATGCAGCATTCTGTACTGAGTTGTTGATGAGTGACGTGCAATGGAAATAAATGGATTCTCCGCAATGGTAAGAACTTTGACCAAAGGGGTTTGGGTTGATGCACACGACTTTATGGATGTTGTAAGTGTTAGCCTTTACCAAGCTGGAATGCCGGCAGATTTTGTCGTCGAAAATATGGAAATCATTTTGAAGGAGATGAAATCTCTGGAATTCATAGAAATCGACTCTGCTGAAGAAAAGGTCAGAATTAGAGAAAAGTGGTATGAGTCCATTTGACGTTGTAAAGCATCTGAATGAGAAATCCAATCTCGATTTTGAGATGAAAGATTATGCACCATGGATAATAAACAAGGCGCTATCTTTCCACAATCAAACCATTCATTTTGCGAACGCCATGAACAAATGTGCAGGTTTAGATAAAGATATTCAATATAAATTTTACAAAGAGGGCATTCCAAAGGGTAAGCGCTGGGGCGCATGGCAGAAAAAGACACCTGATACTGAACTTATTGAGTTAATCAGGCATATATATTCTTGTAATAGTAATGTTGCAAGACAGTATGCCTCGTTAATGAGTGAAGAAGAAAAACAAAGAATAAGTGAAAGTAAAGGTGGAAGGAATGGTACTAGATGATTTTATCGAAGTTATTTTAGAATCTCCTGATGATTTCTTGAAGATTAAAGAATCTTTAACTCGTATAGGAGTCGCTTCTAAGAAGGATAAAAAGTTATATCAGTCGTGTCACATTTTGCATAAACGGGGTAAGTATTACATTACTCATTTTAAAGAAATGTTTTTGTTAGATGGGAAGGATTCTTCCATAAGTGAAGATGATATAAAAAGGCGAAATACAATAGCACACTTGCTGCAGGATTGGGGGTTGCTGAAAGTAGTCGCAGAGCAAAAGATTTTGGATAGGTTAAACTTGTCCAATATAAAAATTCTCTCGTATAAAGAGAAAAATGAGTGGGTACTTGTGTCAAAGTACTCTATTGGTAATAAACGTTAAGGAGATTTACATGGAACAACAAAAATTGAAGTTTGAATTCACTATCGAAGAAGCAAATACAGTTCTTGGCGGTCTTGGTCAACTACCATATGCACAAGTTGCAGGTTTGATCGACAACATCAAGCAACAAGCTGCCCCACAAGTGCAGCCAGCTCCCCAGGAAGTTATTCCTGCAGGCGAGTAACTCGGATTGGGGATTTTCCCCCAATATCTGACGCTCAATAGAGGTCAGATTTTTAATAGTCTAGCTTAATAAAGGAGACATAATTATGAGAGAACTAAATTTCAACGTAGGCTCACTACCGCAATTGGCATCATGGGTCGGTTTCGACAACGTGTTTGCAGAACTTGATCGCATGTCAAATGAGGCATGGAAGAAAGTTCCAAACTGGCCACCATACAATGTTCGCAAACTAGACGACAACCATTATGCTATTGAATTGGCGGTCGCTGGATTTGGGAAATCTGACATTGACATAACCACAAAGGATAACATTCTTGTTATCAAAGGTAACGTCAATTCTGATCCTGAGTCGAACTACATTCACAAAGGAATTGCAGAACGTGCTTTCGAACGCACATTCACATTGGCAGACTCTGTCACTGTGCAAAATGCATCCTTGGTTAATGGTATGTTAAAAGTGTGGCTTGAGCATTTCATCCCTGAAGAAAAGAAACCTCGTAAAGTAGAGGTCACAGAGGCGGAGACGAATGATCTCAAGACGGTTAAAGCTGCAGCTGCTATCACTGCATAATTGCCTAAAAATTTCATGGGGATTAATTTCCCCATGAAACTAGTTTCTCTAACCATCGTTAGACGAAACGATTGGCTCTTCAAAGTATCAGTCAATGATGATACTGGTACAATTTTGATCCATGCATTTAATGAAACATATCAATGGTCTCACTTTAGATTTTTTGATTCAGAAGAACGTGCGAGCAATTGGGTCGATTATCTGATGATACAGTCAAAAGAATTGAACAAAAACCCGTAGCCTGATATAATGTATTTTTGAGTAGGAGTTTATTATGATTAGAATTGGTGAACCGGTATTCCGATCCATTCAAGGAGAAGGAATTCGAACTGGAGTTCTGTCGCTATGGGTTAGGTTTTTCGGATGCAATCTTAACTGTCATGGGTTCATGCAGAAATACCCAACAGATAAATCAACGTGGGAACTTCCACAATTTGTCGATTCCCATATGTATAAACGACTAGAGGATTTGCCTGTGTTTGAAACAGGGTGTGATTCCGGGTATTCATGGTCGAAGAATTTCAAGCACCTTGCATTGACATTTAATGACGGTGAAGAGTTTTACCGAAACCAAATAGCCCATCTTTTGTATGATGGTGAATGGCAGCACAGTAAAACATTACATGAGATGGACTTGTGCTTCACCGGTGGCGAACCGATGCTTTGGCAAAAACAGATGATTGAAATATACAATTCACTCTTGTCATATTCGTCTGGCCCAGAAGTCATTCAAATTGAAACTAATGGAACTCAACCACTGAGTAAGAAATTCATTGAGTGGTATATTACTAACAATATTGGCCTGTGTTGGAATATTTCACCAAAGCTATTCAATGTGTCAGGCGAACAATCAGAAGATGCGTGGCACCCAGAAGTAATCAAATCGTACTACGCCTTGAATCAATACGGTCATCTCAAGTTCGTTATGAACAATGATCCCCGATCGTGGAATGAATTGGAAGATCGTGTTAAAGAACTTCGGGACAATGAGGTCGACTTGCCTGTGTATGTTATGCCAGCGGGCGCAACAAAATCACAACAAGAGGATAGTAAAGTTGTTAGCGCTATTGCCAATGAAGCAATCAATCGAGGATATCATGTTAGCGGCAGACTTCACGCTATATTATTCGGTAACGGTTTGGGGACATAAGAAAATCCTATCTCCAAAGGGGTTCTTCCCACCCAATCATAAGACAGCAATATATCACCAAGAAGTTTTAGTTTTTTATTTGTAATTGTTATTTGCCGTTTTATTATTGGTTTGTTGTTATTAGATATACAGAAACTTCTGATAAAATCCCATCCGAATTTATTGGGGATGTCTTTGGGGTGAAAATTTCCCCAAGGTGTTATGTATATTGGTTTGGGTTGTGTTGAGTGGAACGATGTCATAAAATCTGAATGTTCGTTTCGAGATTTGCCGGTATTTGAAATTTTAGCCCTTTCTTGTGCTAATTGTAAATTTTTTATGGAAGACATTTTACATTCATTGGATTTCTTTCTTGTTTGACTTATCTTTTGTTTGGTTTCTTTTGATCTTGGTTTTCCTTTAAATCTGGTAGTTGCATCTTTAGAAATTTGAATCTTTAAAGATTCATACATTTTACTGTTTAATTTTCTCTTGTTGTTATGATGCATCAATCTCCATGATGCAAGGTTGGCTTTAGAGCATAATCCGCCAGAGAACATTTTAGTTAGTAACATATGGCATATAAAATGTTCTCTGGCGGATAATATTGCCATGTTATTGATGTTATTGTCGTAGTGGTAGAATTTGGGAACAATATGATGGTCTTCATGGTATATGTCTGTTTCGATGTTCATTGCTGTTTTACGAAGTCGCCTCGACGCTGAAGTTATATGAGTCGCCCTTAAGATAGCATTCTCACATATACTGATGTACCAATTGGTGTACTTATTTGGTTTGGCTATGGTCCTGATTTTGTTAATATATGGGTTCATGTGTTATCCTTATTTGTATTGATTATTTATGCAGTCTAGAAGAATACGGTGGGTGTATGAACAAAGAGTATATAACGTGGAATTTATATGATCACAAGGTCCGAAACCTAATCACACAAGTAGAAGAATCTAACTTCAAACCGGATCTCGTGGTCGGAATTGTGCGTGGTGGTATGATCCCCGCAATTATGATTAGTCATCATTTCGATGTTGAATGCGATAGCTTTTTGCTGTCATTTCGTGATCATAAGGCAAATGGTCTGGATAAAGTGTGGGGATTGTGTATTTACTATCATGGTAAAAACATCCTATTCGTTGATGATATTGTCGATTCTGGTAAAACAATGGGCGCATTGCAGAACTTCAACAACAAAAATTTAAGTTCTCATTGGATATCTTCAAATCCGAAACCAACTATCAAGTATGCTTCTGTGTGGTTCAATACAGGACAAGAAACAAAGGTAGACTATTCTGCAGTACATTTTGATCGTAGTAACAATCAAGACTGGTTCGTGTTTCCTTACGAAAAACAATAGGTTACTAGATATATTGACATTGACGCATTATCATGTATAATGTGTTGATCGTCTATATTTCTGGAGAAGTAAATGAATGAACTAACTTTTGCAGGCATCATCATCGGTTTGGTGATGATCGCCCCGCTCTTGATCGACTTGGCTCGGGAATATGTCAAGATGTGGAATCAAAAGAATAAATAATGTATCGTCCTGAGGATAATACTATGTTTTCATTCAAAGAATTTATATCGGAAGCCAAGGGTAATACACCTGATGGCGTGAAATTTCTTGATCATCGCAACGTGTGGGTGATTTATTCTGGTGGAAAAATCATTGCCACCAAGAAGACCAAGGAATCGGCAGAAGCTTATGCTGCCAAAAAGCTGTCTTCCACTTCGACTCCTGCACCGGAACAAAAGGTCGCAGCACCCAAGGTGGCGGAACCCGATGATTCTAGTGATGTTCCTGACTCTGATGAACCTGAGAAAATCGAAACTCCTGAGTTCGAGATTCCAGTACACAACCTCGACTTTTTCCAAAAGAAGATCGACAAGCTGAACAAAATTGCTGCCAAACTCAAATGCAAGCCAATTGAAGTCACGAAAAGTGAAGTATTTTCGAAGAAGATTGGTTTCTTCCGTGACGAGGATCCTGGTAATCCCGATCACCCAAATCACAACCAAGACGGCACCGCAAAAATTCCTAGGTACATGGATTTCGTCAAGGTCAAAGTCACGGGTGAGGCACCAAAACTTGCTGGGTGGTCGTTTATCGGCAAGCGAGAGCCACTTGAAGGTTCTGATGCAATTCTAGCTAAGACTGCGCCAGGCAGCAAAATGCCTGCCAAGTTCTCCGATGACCACGACTTGACTTGTGATCATTGTAAAAAGCGTGCTCGACGTGTTGCAACTTTTGTTGTCAAGAAGGGCCGCAAGTACATGGAAGTCGGCCGTTCATGTTTGAAAGACTTCCTCGGTCATAATGATCCAAACAATTACGCAAGCTATGCTGAGATGCTGTATGATCTCAACAAGTCTTTGGGCGACATGGGTGATGACAACTACATGGGCGGCCGTGGTCGGTTTGTTCCAACATTCGAAACAAAATCGATTGTTGCAGCTGCACTCCACTCTATCAGGGAAAAGGGTTTTGTATCTTCTCAATACGGTAGTGACACAAAAACTCCGACTTCATACCTGATCAATCATCACTTCAATCCGCCTATCCCAATGCCACGTGGTCTAAACTACGAGGATCATTTCAAGATCAAATACACACCTGAGGATGAAGCTGAGGCTGAGAAGATTATTGAGTGGATGAAAACTCACTCGAAGGCTGGCAAAGAAGAATTTTGGACTAACATCAGTAAGATCGCCAAGGCCGAAACTACTGGTCTCAAGATGACCGGTTACTTGGCTGCTGGTGTCAATTCCCATCAGAAAGAAGCTGGCCTGATCAAGAAAACCGACGGTATTATGAAAACCCTCAAAAAGGACGAGGGTGTTGGTGAAGTGGATAAAAAGATCGATGTTATGGCAACTGTTATTTCTTCATTTGCATATCAATCAAACGGTATGTGGGGCGGGACAAAGCACATCATCACAGCGAAAACTGATTCTGGTCACCTGATCAAGATGTTCACTTCGTCTGGTGATTCTGGTGTCAAGAAAGATGCCCGTGTCAATATTATCGGTAAGATCGGTAAGGTCGAACCAGAGACGTATGACAAGTCTCCGTTCAAGGGAATGATGGTCACAACAATGGCGCCACGCAGTCGAATTGAGTCTGTATTGACCGACAAAGAAGCTGACGAGCATTTCCATGTAGGTGATAAGGTCAAGTTCCGTCGTGAAGGCAAGGCTGATGGTATCGGCATCATCACCGCCAAACCGGTTTATGGTCGATTCGAAGTGTCGCCTGTCAGTGGCCGCAAGGGCGAACCAATTCATGTTAAGCATGAGGACATGATTTCCAAAGTATAATCAGTGGGTTACAGACACCCTTGTAGGATATGGTAGGGTGTGTTATAATTGATGTATCAATTCTTAATGGAGTAACAAATGACTGTCCTAGACATTCTGACAGAACTTGCCAATGAACCTGGTAAGTTGAACAAGATTGCCATTCTCGAAAAGAATAAAGGCAATGTCGATTTGCAGCGAGCATTCAAGCTTGCTTATGATCCGTACCTCAATTTCTGGATCAAGAAAATCCCGGACTACGTCGCCGGCAAGTGTTTCCCTAGTATCTCTTTGTCGGTTGCAATGGACAATCTGTCTGACCTCTCGACCAGGAAAGTCACAGGGAATGCTGCAATCAACACCCTCGGGTGGATTCTGACAAACTGCTCGGTTGCTGACGCAGAAGTCATTGCCCGCATTGTTGATCGTGACCTGCGCTGCGGTGCGTCCGAATCGACACCTAACAAAGTGTGGCCTGGTATTGTGCCGACTTTCGACGTGATGTTGTCGCACAAGGATATCAGTGGCATCAAATACCCCGCATACGCACAAATGAAGATGGATGGTGCACGTTGCCATCTGTATTTCGATGGTGTCAAGTGCACCGCATTCACTCGCAGCGGTAATGAAATTGACCTCAAAGGTAAGTTTGATGCTGCTGCCAAGCACATGATGGCTGCCGGTTCGACTTGGGACGGCGAACTTGTGTGTTTCAAGGACGGCAAGGCACTCGACCGCAAAACCAGTAATGGACTGGTCAATAAGGCAGTTAAGGGCAAGGGCACTGAGGAGATAGCCGAGTCGATGCGATTCTTTGCATGGGACATCGTCGATTTCACTTCGACCATCCCTTACACAAATCGCTTGATGAACATGAACAAAGCATTTGCCAAATTTCCGAAACAAGAAAAAATCTTGGCTTGCTATACTGAGATAGTCAATGACGTCAATGAGGCGTCTGAGTTCTTCGGTAAGATGCTCGCTCAAGGTGAGGAAGGTGCAATCCTCAAGAACATGAAGCATGTGTGGCAACCCAAGCGCACAAAAGATCTCGGCAAGATGAAGGCCGAGGAAGAGGCTGACTTGGTTGTTGTCGGCTGGAATGAGGGCACCGGCAAGTACGAAGGTTACATGGGTTCGCTCGAATGCGAAACTTCCGATGGTCTGCTGAGTGTCAATGTGAGTGGCTGGAGTGACGAAGATCGAAAGACGCTGACTGCTGCGAACACCAAGGGCAAGA